TTATTAAATGGTCAGCCTGAACCCATCTCTTACAAAGATTTAGATGGAGACTTTGGATTCTTTGCACAAGAGTCAGGGTCTACTCCAATCTCAGAAGCAATAAAGAAGTCAGAGTTTATGAATCTTTCACAGATGCTGGCACAGATGGGAGTACCACCACAAAAGATTTTAAAAGAAATAATCCGTCTATTCGATTTAGATGAATCCCTCCTCCCTGAAGTCACTTCTTCTGCTGATGCTGAGATGCCACAACCATCACCTTCAGGTGTTCAATCCCCCCAAGTTCCCCCTGATATGCCAATCATGTCAGGTAAAGGTGCTTCTCCACAGGATGTGGAACCCTTCTTACCACAAGGTCAAGGAGGAATATACTGATGCCTATTTATGAATACCAGTGTCAGCCGTGCAATCGGTTGCATGAGTTCATTCTCTCTGTAGATAAGAGAAAGACTCCGCAGTATTGTCCTGAGTGTGGGGAATATTTAATAAAAATACTCTCTGCTTTCGCCCGTCATTCTTCATGGGGAGATTGGAACGGTGCATATTATGACAGAGGACTTGGCTGTAATATAGCCAGTGCCAGCCATAGAAAGAAAGTTATGAAAGAGAAAGGCGTAAGGCAGTTGGAACCCGATGAGGTATCTGACGACAGAGTTGATGCACAAATAGCCGAAGCAGAAGAGCATAATAAAGAAATAAAAAGATTTAAGGCAGACCCTAAAAAGTTTATACAGGAGGTTGATAATGCCACTTTACGATAGAGCGAATGAGGAACCCATTGTGGAACCAGCACAGTTACAACAGGCTGGACAACAGATGGATACCGCCATTACAGAACAGGTAGAAATGTCTATACCTTCAGGGAGTTACTCAATACAGAGTTTAAATCTCCTTGTAGATGGTATAAATAAAGTTTTACCACTATTTAATATAGAGCCTTACCCATCTTTTGATGAGGATATAGAAGGCCCACTACCCGAAGAATTTATTCGTCAGTTATCTATGGTATCTGAAGCAGCCATGGCTGCTGGCTTAGACCCACTTCCATTTGAAGAAGCAGTCGATGACAGAGGATTAGAGATGTTGGCTGGAAGATTGGAAGGATATTCTAAAGATAAAACTTTTAATAATTTTTTAAGTGAGCAGATTGCTTTGCTTGAAACAGGGGAAGAAGAAATCCCTGAAGAGGTTATCGCTTCACCTGAAGAAGCGGTAGAAACAGATGCACTATTTGCAGAAAGGATGGTTTAAAAATGGACAACAAAACTCCACAGGACACTGGCATAGACCAGTCTGTAGAGACAACAACTACAGAGACTAACGATGTTGGTCAACCCGTATCCCTAATGGGCGATAAGAGCGCACCTTATTATGGTGATGAATACGACCAAAGGATTGAGAAACTTCTTTTAAAACATGAGGAAGACCAGCGATACGAGAAGGCAACTGAAGAAGAAAAAAAAGAAATAAACTCCGAGACTCTAAGAGAAGGAGAATCATGGGACTCTGTAATAGAGAACCAACCGCCCGAAGTACAGAGGGCTATGAGAAGTCTAAGGTCTGACTATACAAGGAAGACTCAGGCTCTCGCTGAACAAAGAAAGAAAGTACAGGCTCAAACAGAATCTCTTTTAAAATCTGATACCATGCAGAAATTGAAAGAGGTAGCATCAACAGAAGGAGAGTTTGACCCCTTCGATGCAGAGTCTTTTGATAAATATGTTAATAAAATCGTGGCTCAAAAACTTGAATCATTACTACAACCTATAGCCGAGCAGCAACAGAAGTCGCATGCGAAGCAGAAGGTGAATACTTTTATGGATAGCCATCCTGAATTAAGAAGTGATGATGAGTTTAGAGGCGATGTCAAAACCGTTTTATTGTCCAATGATGCTATGGATTTAGAGACTGCCTATTGGGTAGTGAGAGGACAAAGAGCAGAGGCACAAAAGCATATCTCTAAGGCTGAATCAGAATCAGTCAGAGATAGAAAGAGAAGGTTGGCTTCTTTAACAAGTGCTGGTAGCCGAAGGTCTGCTTCTACTGTTCCCTCTAATCTGAAAGAAATGTCAGCATGGGACATCTATTCCGCTTTAAAGTCGCAGGGGAAATAAGAAAAATGTTTCTATTATTTTTGCGCTATACTCATAACAACGAAGACCCTATGAAGGATACGCTTTGTTTAACAAAACTGCCCGTCACGGATACGCAGACCCAAGTATATTTTAATTTAAAAAATCTCTCTACTATAGAGAGAAGTCATATATTAACAATGAGGTAATTATTATGGCCGTTTCAAACGTAACAGTTACGGGAGTCCAACACGACATTCTCGCAAGTACACTGCGAATTCTCCGTGACAAAGAAGTAGATAATACTTTTAAATCCATCCCCCTTTTAGAAGCCGTGCAGAGACATGGCAATGTACAAAAAATCTCAGGTGGTTCTTATATTGATGCCCCTGTTATTCTTACTGACCACTCCAGTATCACCAATCTTAAGAGTGGATACGAAGCAATCTCGCTTGCAGTGAAAGACCCTCTCAGAACCGCTAACTGGAAGTGGACAGACTTTGTTGCTCCAGTAGTTCTTACTGATACTGAGTCTCTTTCAAATAAAGGTGAGAGAGCATTGGTAAATATTCTGAGTGCAAGGCTTAAGTCTGTCCTTGGTATGATGAGGCGTGAGTGGGAAAAGCAGGTAGTCGCTAATAGTTCCACTGTTCTCGATAACCTTGAGTCTCTTTATTACAATGGTACTGATGGCTGGTTCGATGCCAAAGCCTTTGGTGGACAGGATAATACTGTAGGCAATATTGATAAGACCAGTTTCCAGTCTTCATGGCAGAATCAGGTTGTTATCGGTGGAACTTATAATGTTTCTTCTAATCGTATTTCTGAGGCTATGGCTGATGTTTATATTCAATCTCAAATCTATGCTCCTGATGGACAGATTGATATTATTCTTATGTCTCCCACTGGCTATAAGAGATACAAGCAGGAACTCACCGCGAACGAGCGTTACACTTCCGTATCTGCTGAGAAAGATATGGCAGGAAAACTTGTTCTTATGTTCAATGGTGCAGCCTGTTATGTAGAACCTTTTATGGTTTCAGGTGGAGCCAGTGGTCTTCAGGCTTTTGATTCTGACACTGCTGCTGCAATCTCACCCACCGCTTATATTCATGCGTATATGTTGAACTCTAAAATGTTTGACGCATACTTTGATTCAGACGCTTTCTTTGCGCTTGGCGATATGCAAAAGATTAGTGGTTATGCTGCCAGTTCTGCAAACATTCTTTGCCGTACTCAGTTGACTACTCAACATCTCGCTTCTCATGGAATCGTTACTTTTACTACACAAGCATTATAGAAAGGAGGATAATCTATCATGGCTAAAAATACTATTTTACAAAGTCTTAATGACTCGGACAATGTCGCTGACTTGAATTCGTCCAATCGTAGACAGGTTCAAACCTTTATTGCTGGTGCTGCAATTGCTGCTGGTGATGCTGTGGCTCTTGATTTGTCAGAATCTAATGACTCTGACAAAGCATTGAAAGTTGTCAAGTGTGACACTGCTGCTCAGTTCATCTTTGTGGGAGTCGCCTTAGAAGCGGCTTCTGCTGCTGGTGATTCAATTCGAATCTGTATCTCAGGTTTGTGCGAATGTAAGGTTGATTCCTCTTGCGCTGCTAACTCTTTGCTGATTGCCAGTGTAAGTGGTGGAAAACTTGTTCACTCCGTAGATAAAAAGGCAGCACAACTTTGTGCTATCGGTACTGAGGCGAAAGGTTCAGAAACACTTGCGACAGTCTTTGTTATTCGACAAGGCTATTAAACTTCTTAGGTAGGTTTTAGTGTCAGGTGTAAATGGATACCCATCCTGTCCTGCACTATTACCTCCCTTGCGGGGGTTTTATTTAAATTTTTATAGGAATCTTTTATGGCAAATCTTGGAGAAGTACGAGAGTTTATAGAAGCCACAATGGACTACGCTCCTGA